TCATTTCAATGGCACAGACAGTGGGCCTTCAATCACTTCAGCCTCACCGTTATGGCAAATATCATCACCTCGTGTCAGATGCCAGACACCAGTTATTGTCTGGCCCGTTTCAAGGTCCTCGGTGACACCGGCGGTGTAGTAAGCGACCTGCACTATGCCGTTGTGCTGTATCCAGTAGAAACCTTCTTTCATTGCTATCTCCTCAGTGTGAGGATTTGATTATATGGCAGCGGTGTGAGTGATGGTGTTAGAAATACTAAATCGTTAATTAAGTAATTCTCTGGTCCGCCATCGAGGATTCGAACCCCGAACCACAGAGGTAGAAGCTCCGTGCTATTTCCAGTTGAGCTAATGGCGGAAGAAAAAAGACCAGCAATGAGCAACTGGTCATGGGTCATGCAGTTTTCTCTGCGATGTAGGTGTATCCCCACCCAGTGTTTTATGTATCGAGAGCATTATCAAATGCCACTTAAAATTTAGTATTCCTTAAGAATTTTTTACCAATAAACAACACCTGCTTATTAGCAATTAAGATTATTCTTATCGGTAGTGCTACCAGCTCACGAGTACAGCTTTTCATTGATGATAATGAGTTGGTTTGGGTTTGAGGAATTGAGAAAAACGACGATATGACAGGGGTACTGGTGCAACGCACCTTCGCGAATACCCCTGTCGTATCGCCGGATAACAAAAAACCCCGACTGGCGGGGTTCAGAGTTTTTACAAATTGTCGTTTTACATCGCTGCCATCGTGGCGCAGCTCTGACAAGCATGAATGAATTATCTAATTTCTTGACGCGTTTTCAATGTTTAAGAACATAAATAGCACTTTTTGTTAAAGAATGTGCATTTACGAAACCTCTTCAAGATTTCTTTGAGCAGAAATAAAAACTTTTGCCCGGAAAATATCCAGGCACCAACGCACACGTTCTCTGGCTTCTCTATCCGTCAGCCAGGGAGCTAAATGGCGTAGCTCTCTGGAGATATCGGAGATTTTCTTGCGCGTGGTGTAATAGCAGCGCCCTACTATATAAACCGGATCATTTAAATCGAATGCCTGGAGTACAGCATTTTCTACAAACTCAGCGTCATCGCTATTCATGGCCTTATCGATAACGCTGACCAGTGGCTCCGGCCAAAGTAATGAACGCGCGCGCCTCAGTGCCATTTCACCACGGAAACCTTCATCCCTAGCTTTATTCAACGCCGCGGTAAAACGCTCAAGCGCTTTATCGGACCAGTTTTTGCCCCTAAGAGCATTCCAGCACGAATGCGCGCAAGGTTTTGTCGGGGCTGTACCTCCGCGAACATTTTCGCCCCAGACAGTAAGGAGAGATTTAATCCAACCCGACTGGACATCTGTAAGCAAAATGCTTTTCCCCAGCCAGCTCTTACGTGGTGCCATTGCTGCTTTACCCAGCGCTTCAATATGATTACGGCGTTGACGTGGTGTCATCATCTTTAATCCTTACGCCAGAACGCCGAGCGCGTAGGCCCGGTCCAGCACTTTAATAATCATCTCCGGCTGCGAGCCATATTTGCGCTCGAATGCCCGCCGGTCGTTATGCAGTTCGTTATGATGTTTACGGCAGAGTGGGATCGCGAAAATGTCATGGGCTTTGGTTGCCATGCCACCCTGCCCCCATCCAATTAAGTGGTGTGGGTCATCTGACTGCTGCTGGCAGCATTCGCATGGTTGAGTTTTCACCCAATCGAGATATTCGCGACACTCCCAGCGCAAGCGTTTAGGGCGACGCATGAAGGACTGCGGAGGAGCAGGATCCACCAGCACACCCACCAGCGGTTCTGCCATGATGTCAGGTACGTCAACAGCGGTGACTTTCTCAGCGAGAATGCTGGTGGCTGGTATCCTTGGCGTTATATCACTTTCGCGCCCAATCTTGCTGTCCTCCGGCAGGCGAAGCGCTTCACGGGCCGCAAATTCGGGAAGTGCTTCAGTAACGCCGGCAAGAACCGCCCACCAGCTGAGTTCTGCGAGCGAGATCTCCCGGGCCTTGTCCATGCCAAGAGAAATACGGACAGAATCGAGAACAAATGCGATTACATTCCGGCACGCCAGCTCAGCCAGTGCCTCAATATGTTGATCTCGTAACTCATTGTCGCAGTAGCCGCATAGCAGAATCGAGCCGGGTTCATGATGCATTACGGTCATCTCATGATAGTGATAATCGCCATGAGTGTTCTGGCACTTGCCCCCACCGTAGTGGAGCAACCAGTAATCAAGCCCACGTATACCACCCACAGCACGAATGACATCCTCATTCAGAAAGAAAGTTCTTAATTGCTCGTTTTCAGCTAACGGTTGCCGTGCATCGGGAACGCGGCCTGTCTGGTATCCCGACATGCTGGCAGGCTGACGTTCGATCAAGACTCTTCCGCTCCCAAACAAACTCAGCAGCTCCTTGCTTGGCTTCAGCAACACAACACCTAATTCACGAACAATCACAGGATGTAACAGAGCGCGCATCTCTATTTTACCTCCGTCCGTGTGAACGCATGTTTTGCTGTGCTCTCTGTGATGAAACGAACTGAGGAAGATATGCGCTGACTAACCAGAACCGCGGATCTATATCGAGACTTTTCTCGACGGTTACGCCATTGGATTCGTAGCGAGCTACCAGCTCATTAGCTTCTTCGGTTGTCAGTCCGGTGTGAGTGAACCAGC